AGATGTTTGTTTGTGGTTTGGAGAGATGGGAGTCGCCGTTTACCCCAACGATGATTCTGTGCATATTTTAGAGCTGGGGGGCTCAGACACCACCATCACAGAAGCCGAAATGGAAAGGTGTCTGCGGGGCTGGTTTGTTTCGGCCGTTGAACCAAAGGCAGAATGAGCGTATTGTATAAAGAAAGCCCCCAAGCGGAAATGACTACGCAAGGGGGCTTGAATCTGGTTAGCTTTCAAGGGAGAACCAGGACACAAATGCTACCACAACATCTTGTGTCTTCAAAACCCCTTTACCGCAACCAGCGGTGTTTTAGGTATTTAGGTTGTTTTATTGGTGGTTCACAAAGGGTGCCGGTAGGTAAACCGGTTGGAGTCCAATTCACCCTGCTGAGGCGGCTGAACCGAGTATTGCGAAAGCATGTGTGGGAAGCCAACGAAAAGCTCACACCAGCGTTCCACCAACTAAAGCAACTTATCTACCGAGTCAGTTCGACCGTATATCAAACTGTTTTGATGGTGACTATGGGCTAGCTGCGTTAGTACCAGCCGTACTTGGGACTAAGCCCCATGAGGCTCGCAACTTCATAGTCGTTGATCGATCACGGCCTCTTAAAGCTGTTGCGATAGTCACCACTAAAGCAGTTTGGTTTAACCCAAACCCGACACGTATCGGCGCGATAACGTTCCGTGTCTAAGACAGTAGCCCCAACCAGGTCGAATCTCTGTTGGTCTTGGGGTTAGAAGGATAAGTCAGGGATGCTCTATACGGCTCTACAAGCCTCTGAGGTGGCAGGTCGTAGCAAGATTTAATGACTACATGTGAGTCAGGGTCTTGCTCACCCGGATACAACGTAAGGTAACAGGTAGGTAGACATGCAATGTAAATGTGGAGGTAAGACCAGAAGTCATTCATATACAACCAAAGATGGTATTAAACATTACATAGATACTTGCAATGGTTGTGGTAGACGACATGAGATAACGGAGAAAGTATGCGAACCCCAAAGAAAATGATTGTTAAGCACAAAGGTAAGACTTACTGGGCAACGCTTACTTGGTTTAGAAACAGACCTGTCTTCAGGTTCTGGTCAAGCCACAAGTGGCCTTTTTACCATGCTCATTACATGCCTGACGTGATTCATCCTGAAGATGTGTGGCAGAAGTTCGAGGAATTTATTCCAGGTTATAACGGAGAAAGTAGATGAGTGATCAAGGTAATTACAGGCAGATGTATTCTCTGTCTTGTGTGATCGATGACTTAAATATAGATAGGTTTTGGTCAAAAGTTGACAGGTCTGATGGTTGTTGGAATTGGACGGCTGGTAAAAATGATGCAGGTTATGGGCAGATAAAGGTTGCAGGAAAGGTCCTTAAGGCCCACAGAGTGTCGTATTTTTTGAGGCATCAAACCATTCCTCATCAATTGTTTATTTGTCATTCTTGTGACAATCCTGCCTGCGTAAATCCAGATCATTTATTTCCGGGCACAACCGCAGAGAATCAGAAAGATAAGGCCAGGAAAGATCGGTCATGGAGACCTGTAGGAGCTTGCCACCATCTCACTCACTTATCAGACGTTGATGTTCTCGAAATCAGGGCAAGGCCCGACAAGTATCGCTTGATAGCAGCGGACTACAATGTTTCATGGTCGACAATTGAGAGGATCAAAAACCGCAAAACATGGAGCCACATATGAAGTCTGAACAGTTCAACTTGTCTCTAGCTCTGGACTTTAAGGAGCGAGGAATTACTGCTGTAGCTGGTAACAACAGACACTTTCTAACGACAGCCAGGAACATCGCAATCGCCTTGTGTAAGCAAAATGGTTCTGTGACGGCTGATGATGTGAGACGTAATTGCCCACTTGAACCACTTCACCCTAATGCCTGGGGTGGGATATTCCGTGGTAAGCAATGGAGGTTCACAGGCCAGTTCAAACAGAGCGATCTAGTCTCGAGAAGGGGTGGTTACCAGCGTGTCTGGGTGCTTGATCCGACAGGGCAGAAACATGGTTGAGCTGAAACCCTGTCCGTGCGGAAAGACGCCGGATCGAATCAACTATTTTGGTGACACGCGCCAGAAATGGACTGAGGCTAGTGCAGACTGTTGTGGAGAATGGCTATTCGAGTTCAAAACAAACTACGAAACCAGAAAGAACAAGATTGATCAAATGGCTATTGCCGCCTGGAATGACCTTCCTCGCGCCTCTGCCCTCGATAGGCAGGAACCATGAGTGAAGAAGGCTATGTCATGCCGCCAATAATAGATGGCGAATACAAGGTACTTACACTGGAAAACTGCCCTAACTGCGAGAACAGGGTTTGTAACAGATGCAAGTGGGGAACTATCGACACACCACAGGAACCGGAATGAGTTGGCTGTGCTGGTTTATTCCCCACAGCTTCAAGCTGAACCGAGTCATTAGGGATGATGGGTACGGCCAGTTAAAGGGACATTCATGTGTTAGGTGTGGCGCAATTCCGCCAGAGCAGAGGGGTATCGGATGACTGATCATGAAACTTGTGGTTCGAAACGAAGATACTGGACCAAGGTCGATGCGCTGGTACAAATGGAGATAGCGATGAATAGGTTTGATTCGCCAATGAGGGTATACAGATGTCCGACATGCAAGGGTTGGCACTTGAGCAAGAAACGGCGAAGGGCCGCCCCAGTGAATACGATGACTGACAAGGCAGAGTTATGACTAAACAAGATCGTTATGAAAAGGCCATGTATCGGTTCTTTCGGCACATACAAGATCAAGTAGAGCGCATGCCCCACTGGATGGACTACGACTCTTATCCGGTGGATATCGATGTTTTTGAATTCAATAGGTTTGTGAATACGTTAGGCAAGCCCAGTAATGCGGAGCGATGGCATGGCCTGCATGAGAAGCATGGTGGTCTGACTAGGCAAGAACATGACTGACTGGCGAGAACGTGCAGAGGAAGAAAAGCCATCTATCGAAGAAAAGCTTGAAAAAGCCCGAGATCGATCAGAAAACTACGGTTATCTATACGGCAGACACGCCACCGCCGATGACTACATCAAGACCACCTACGCCAAACTCTACGAGGATATTCCCAAAGACTTCAAGACGGTCCCCGAGAGGGACGCATGGGTAAAGCGACAGGATGAGTACATAAACGCCATAGAGCGTAAGCGTGATGCGTTTGCAGCGTGGAAGACAGCAGAGACCTATACCAAGCTTCTATTTGCTGAGGCGGACGTGTGGCGAACCAAGGAAGCGAATAACCGATTTATGGACAGGGCGCATCAATGAAGATAAAGAAAAACAAGATTGACAGAGTTTTCTCTGATCTGGTCCGTGAAAGAAATAACTACGTCTGTCAGAACTGCTGTGAAGGCAACCGCCATAGACCTCATGCCTTTGACTGCGCGCATATCATGGGACGCAGGAACGTAGGTCTGCGTTGGCATCCTGATAATTGCTTGGCGCTTTGTAGATCCTGTCATATTTTCTTCACTGAACACCCCTTCGATTTCAGGGACTTTTGTGTAGACCAGTTCGGCGAGGACCGGGTGGCTGAGTTAAGGCTGATATCGAACCAAACCGTGAAATGGAACAAGCCCCTTCGAGAAGAGATCTACAAGCACTACAAGCGTGAGTGGGTCTTGATGCAGGATTACCGCATAGGTAGTGAGTTGCGCATTGATTTCCAGCAGCATGAATGTATGCACATATTTGCTTAATTCTTAGGTGATTATGTTATAGTCCACGCCCATGGATCTCAACCCATGGACAGACAATTCAAACATGTACTCCACTTGTGCGGAAGAACCTTTGCGGTTTTGCCGAGCGGGCAGATTGTAGAGTTGATTAGGAGGTGAGCCTGCTAACTTACGATAAAGCAACAATGATGTTCTCTTATGATCCGGACACAGGCGTGGTAACGAGAAGGAAGCGCTCAGGGAATAGGTCTAAAGGGGCGATAGTGGGGTCAAGAAAGACCACAAAATATCCGAGGCTTACGGTTGAGGTTGCCGGCAAAAAATACTACTTGCATCGAATTATTTGGTTATTGATGACCGGAGAGTGGCCCTCTGAGGTTGACCACGTGAATCACAATGGTCTGGATAATAGATGGGTGAACTTGCGTGAAGCCACCCGGCTTGAAAACAATAGAAATAAACCACTGAGAAGGTCGTCAGGATCTGGAATAACCGGGGTGCTTTGGGATAAGAGCTGTCAAAAGTGGAGGTCTGAGATAACAGTAAGTTATATTCGGCACCGTATATATTACGGAGATGATTTTTTTGAAGCTTGTTGCCGTAGGAAATCCGCTGAAATAAAGCATGGCTTCCATGAAAACTGCGGCTTGGTCAGCCCCTTTGCTTGATTCTGTAGAGCTTGATGCTAGGCTAGATGACTGGGCGCGGTGGGCGCGGTCTCCAGCCCCCGGAAGTTCCAACGGTTCAGCCGGATACCTAAAAGAGCGGTTGGATCAAGCCGCCGATTCCGCTGAAATGACGGATGAGATCGCCATTACAGAGCGAGCGGTAGCCAAGACCAAGGCAGAAAGCCGTATGCACTGGCGGGTAATTTCGAGATATTACTTGGGCCGGCTATCAGAGGTTGAAATAGGTCTCGATCTACAGCGCTCACATGATCAGGTAAAAGTAGATTTATTGAGGGCCAGGGGTAGCATCGCAAGCTACATTATCCTGCTTGACAATAATTTCTATATGGTCAAAAATATCGCAGTCTAAGGCGTGCTTCGTGCACCCTAAATAAACAGCCCTGAGAGGGCTTTTTTTATGTCTGTCTCTTTTGTCCAGAAGGCTTATTACGAGCTATATGATGGAGACAGGTGGATTTCCCGACACAGAAACGAGCTGAAGGCCGCACAAGAGGCGACCTCGCAAGGCCCTGGTGTGTACCAGATCTGTGTTGGCAAGGAGGTTTTGTACTTGGTCACCGTGACGACAGCAGGGCTTGTCGAGCCTCCCGGCCTAACGCCTGCACCGACCCCTAATCAAGCGCCGATCATAGTATCTACGCCAAATCCTGCCTTTCAGGACGGTATCGCCAAGATATACGGGCTTGATCAGCATATGTCCGACCCTGATGGCAACCCACTGACCGCGGTTATGAACACGGGGACAGTCGCCTTGCCCTCTGGTGTCACCTTAAACGCCTCACCAGACAATAACAGCCTTGTTTACGACGGTATTGGTGCTTTGACGACCAGTACCGGCCACACATTGACCGCTTTCGATGGTTTAGCCCAATCAGCCCCAAGCAGTACGTTTGCTGTCTCGGTCAATGATACAGGTAAGAAATGGAGGCCGGGTCACGGTCAGAAAACCCAAGGTAATCCAGGACAAACTGATCAAGACGACTATAGAACTGACATCCTTGACGACATGGATGATTTGACTGCTGACCCGATCTTCACTTATGCCGTTGTTTCTGTTGCCTGGGGTGCGATGGAAATAACCCAAAACACATATGACTGGACGTTACCAGATGCGGTGTTAGCCAAGGCTCAAAGTCTTGGTAAGAACGTGGTATTCCAGTTTGTGTGGGATTCATCCAGTACGGCCTCGAATCAGTTGTTAATGCCGCTTGATATCTATGGTGGGAATACCTACCAGAACGGCGGTTTTGATCCTGATGAAGATCCTCCATTCACTGGTGGTTATGTATCGGCCATGTGGCGAACAGAGGTCAATGATCGATTTGTTGAGTTTATCGAGACATTTGGCGCGAGATACGACAGTCATCCGAATTTAGAGGGTATTACCACTACAGAGTCAGCGCCGGGCTGGAGAGACTTTGACCCGCCGTCTGATTATTCGACTAATTTATTGATGGCTGCGCTAAAGCGCATTGCTGATGCGCTGGTAGCCTCGTTCCCAACCACGGTAGTGACCCTGACGCTCAATTCATTGGGTGGCTCGACTGGCGGCAATAAGATCCCTGAGTTAATGGAATATTGCTACCAGATAGGTTGTGGTGCTGCCGATCCTGATTTGAATGCCAGTATTGGTGATGAGACATTCCAGGGTATTGCCAGAACCGTTCCTGTCACCAGAGACTATAGAAACAAGATCTCCAGATTTAACATCGTCTCCAGTCCCGTATTGGGTGGTAAGGATGACCAGCTTCCGTTGAGTAATATTCTCAATGGCATGCAGAACCTTGAGACAGACCACCTAGCGTGGACACAGAAAAGCTCTGTTGGTGTGAATTGGTCGACTATTGCTGATGCGATCAGCTCTGACCCTGGATTTAATACGGATTGCCCGACTCAATATCCGAGCTGTAACACAAGCTAATGGCCTCGTTCAGGAGTGCTGGGGCGTTTGCCACGGTAACGTCCGGGCAGACCATAGAGATTCCTGCTGGCGCGGGTATTGTTGATGGCGATGGCCTTGTAATTATTGGCTTTGCTGACGACAACCAAGCACTAAGCTTAAATGAGGGTGGTTGGGCTGAGGATACCGAGGCGCAAGGCGCTACAGGTGGCGATAAAGCCATCGCGGTTTATCGAAAGATAGCCTCATCAGAGTCAGGCACGTACACGCTTGATGTTGGCGGTGGCGCTGATGTCAAAATGAAGGGCGTGATGCTGGTCTACCAAGATGTGGACCCAACACAGTTTGATGTTGTCAGCACGACTTTTGAGGGCCCTGCTAACCAGGATACGCATAACCCGGCATCGATTACTACGTCGACCGATGGTGCGATTGTTGTCTCAGCGGTGGCAGCGGTACAAACGACTGCAAGCCCTGGTACACAGCCATCAGGCTACACAATGCGCGCTCAAAACGGCACGACCGATTACCTAGGCGTTGCAGATATAACGGTAGCTACAGCAGGTCTAGAAGATCCGGGTAACTGGTCTGGCCTTGGAACCAGTTCAGATTCGATCAGTATTACATTTGCAATAAGGCCATCTTCAGCATCCAGTAGTGTTGCTGTAATGAGACGGAGGCGATAAGTGTTAGGACCCTATATCAGACAATACGGTGAGGCGACCACGATTAACTTCGCCTTGTATGAGCCTAATGGGGTTGATTTTGCAAATGTAAATTTCAGTGCTGGCGATATTCTTATTACCAAAGATGACCTGGGTGGTGGCAACACCTCGAATCTGGCATTTGATAACGGGAACGGGTCTATCTATCGATTGGGCTTAACAGCCACTGAGATGGAGGCTGCCCGCATCGTTATTACCCTGATTGATCAAACGGCCACCAAGGCATGGCTTGACACCCAAATTATTATCGAGACTGAGGGTGATATCGCAGCTCAACACACTAACGGAGTTGTTGAATCAGGCATGGCGCAGGGCGGTAATGCGAACACGATCACGTTTAGAGCCGGTGCAAGCGCTGTTAATGATTACTTCAAGGGTCAGCTTTGCGTGTTGACATCAGGGCAGGGTGCCGGCCAATCAAGGCCCGTTATCGGATATGCTGGTCTGGCCAAGATTGCGACCATTTCAGGCACTTGGGCGACTAATCCTAATTCCGGAACTCGTTACAAGTTAATCCCTGATGCGATTACAGAGGTTAATTTCCCAGATATACCGGATATTGTTCAAGGTGTTTTTGAAGAGCCAGAGGCCAGTCATACAACGCCAGGAACATATGGTGTAGCGCTCACTGCCACAAAGAATGATGCCGCTAACACAAGAACGTTAACTGATGCTCGATTACCTTTGACACTAACTCCTAACGGTAATATCAGATCTAATATCGAGACAGTTGAAGATGTTGATGTTGTCTATGACTCAGTGACAAAAACATGGGGCCCGGCCTAATGGTTGATATCAAGATTGATTGGAACGCGGTTGTCGAGGATGAGTTTGACCGGCCTGCGAACATAACCAATTATCGAATCTACAATAAAGGCCAGTTTATTGCCGAGGTAGGGAATGTCACTACATACACGATCACTGACGTTCCCCCAGAAACAAGATTTCGTATTTCTGTCTCTGCTGTTAACTCTCAGGGAGAGGGACCAAGGTCATTGGATTCGGTTATTGTGTCTCCGTCATTACCGCAAGGATTACCAAAACAAGTCGAGGGCGTTGTGCCAATAATTATAGGAAGTGAGCAAACACCCGATAACGGAGGCCCGCCTCCAGAGGATATTATTTTTGAGTCTGATCTTCAGACGGGTGTCATTAAGTATGTTGGTGCTGGCGATCCACACCCTGGCGGGGGCTACATTTCGTTTTTGGGCGGTGAGCTAACCAACTTCCCGAATCCCGGTGATGGCACACAGAACTTTCAGCAGTTCCAAAATACAATCATCACTGATGAACCAGACGCTCAAGGGTCAATCCCTGGGAACACGTACTCGCTAAAAACGCACTATGCTGGCGGCTTTACCGATGACTTCGGTCTGAACACTACGATTATTAAATTTCCACCAGCGGCCACTAACACTGGTGACAACTTCCACATTCGGTTTTATCAGAAGTGGGCGACGGGCTGGCAATGGCCCGGTGTTCAGCAGAAATTCTGCAAGATCGAGACCGAGGGCGGTACTTTCTGGACGCAGAACTTCAAGCAGGTATTTGGCTATGATTTCCTCATGGTCACGCATCTTACTGATTCAACAGGGCAGTTCGAGAAGCATGCTTATCCCGTCATTCCGCCAGAGCAAGGTGGGCCGGGAACTTTTGTCGAAGAGGACAGCATCAATAACGGTATTGGCCCTGGTGGTACAGATCAAAATAAGCAAATGCTTGAGGACACTTGGTACTGCATTGAGTTTGCTATACAAACTTCGTCACCGAATGGTTTTGATGGTCGGTACAGGATATGGGTCGATGATGTACTTGTATTTGATCTGCAGAACGCCAAGACAAGACCGTCTGGAGCTCCATCAGGGTTGAGGAAGGTTGAGCTGCAGCACGTATACGAGCCACAGGCACAGATTGATCAGCCAACGTATATGGATGAGATAGTAATTGCCACATCGAAGATCGGATTGGCTACTTGATCGTAAGCATTCCTCATACTGGCACCCGCACCCTGGTTAATGTTTTAAACGACGATGACATCGTTCATTTCGACAAGCATCACACGAACGTACTCAGGCGACTGTCTGGCCCGATTCACGTACCAATAAGAGACCCTCTTGAATCGCTTGCGAGCTATATCGCCTATTCATACCCGAGGAACGATGAATACATAGAGCGCGCCACTATCGCGGTTGATTACCTGTCTTCATATTTAGGTGATGTTACTTACCATGTGGTGGAGGATATCGACATAAGAGAGGGTCGAGGCCCTACGCATCCTATTCGTGGTCTTATTTTAAACAGGGATTATTCGGAGCTTTGTCATTTGGAGCGGTTCAGGCAGCTAACGGGTTGGTATAAGCGACCAGAGATACGAGAATTCTTTGGTGAGTTTTATTCTGATCTTTGGTGGGATAGATAATGGCGATTATTGGTATCAATACGATTGTTGGCGGTGGTGCTACGATGCCCACATCAACGCCTCATATCATGCTTGATGAGACTACTGAGTCATATGTTGCCCCTGCAAGTGAAGAAATTTATCGATTTGGTGTTTACAACACGAATAACAATACAGCTGCTGATGTCGAAATGGGCTTGTATGACATTACATCAGGAACGGATGGCGCTACATTAGTTGCGTCTGCAACCTTTACGGGTGGTGCATCATCAACGTGGACGACCTTTGATTTAGTAAGCCCTGTGGCGCTCACGGATGGTAATCGATACGCGGTAGCTATTCGGTTTGTGGATTCGTTCGCTGTTAGCCGGCAGTACGCAACATTTCAGCAGGCGGCCTCAAGCACCGCATCGACCAGCCCGCTTGACGCGACATGGAACGATGATACCGATGCAACGTATGATTACAGTTTTTATGCTGACACACAGGCAGCAACAGGTGGATCATCTCCAACAGATGTGAACTTTTCAGGATCAGGTAGAGGGATTTTGCGCGGCGTTCAACGTGGCGTTGGTTAATTACATAGGACATTAGGATATGCCAGCAACAGATACTTTAGAAGACGAGATTTTAAGCCTGATATTTGAGAACCTTGATTTCGCAAATATTGGTGATGCCACAGGCATTCAGGGCAGTTCAGCGCCGGGTAATGTAGAGATTACATTGCATACCGCGACGTTGAGTGATACCTCGACACAGGCCAGCTCAGAGGCTGCATACACCAGTTATGCGCGCCTGTCGGTGGCCAGGAGTTCTGCTCAGTGGACTACCTCTTCAGGTAATGCGACGAATGATGCTTTGTTGTCGTTTCCACAAGCTACGGGTGGCTCAGAGACTGAGGTCGATTTCGGTATTGGCTCAGCGGTAGCCGCAAATGATTTGTGGATCTACGGGGCTTTGTCAGCATCGCTCGCGGTGAGTAATGGTATTACACCTGAGTTTGCTATCGGTGATATTGATATCACTGTGACATGAGCGAACACGAACCAAGAAACGCTAAGATCCAGACGGTTGGGCCTAGTGTCTTTAAGCAGATACCGATCAGGATATTGCATGAGCTTGATACTGTGGTGCTGACTATTGGTGGCGCAGATCTTAAGATGGATTACATGGCAGCGCTAGAAGTTGCTGAAAAGCTTAGGCTTCATGCCAAGCAGGCTAAGAAGTTCGCAGGCCATGCAAAGCTCAGGGTAGTATCGACGGGCGGCTCATTGCTGACTGATGCAGAAGAGAATGATAAGAGAGGGTGGCGATGAGTGAGCAGATCATATTTGGCAGCGCCAACACGGTCTATTTCCCGTTAATTACGGCGGCCGGCACAGACTTCCAGACTACATGGTCACCTGCAGCGGGTGAGGCTCAGTACATTGGCGACGGTGGAACAGCGACCAACTTAGGCTCTAATCCTGTACATGAGGGCAACGGTATCTGGTCCCAGGCACTGACGATTGCCGAGAGTTCATTTGGTATTGTGGTGCTGACGTATTCTGATGGCGCAACAGACATTGAAGACCAAGCGATCATTTGCAACACGCAGTTCTCTGGCCAGATAGAGTCAAACAAATCTATTTCTATCAACTCAGTGAACACGGCATCGGTAGCAGCTACAGCGATCAAGTTCGAGTCAGACAAGCTCTCTCCAAGCACCACGGAAGAGGCCACTACTGACCACTATTTGTCTCGTAATATCTTGTTCACTAGCGGACCTTTACTGGGTGAGATGAAGCCGATTATCGGCTATTCGTTCACTAACTCACGCGAAGACTTCGATACACAGGCGTTTACGGGTGCGCCTTCCAACGGTGATAGGTTCGTTATTCTATGAAACTTCGAGGAAAAACAGGGCTATAGGGTAATTCGATGAGTTCGATCAGCCCACTTGTTCTACCGATAACGTCGTATGAGTTTAAGGGACCCATACAGGCCAGCACATCCATAGCGTTTAGCGATAGCGCTACGATTCGTGGTAGCGGTCAGCTTCAAGCGGCTACGGGTGTTGCGCTTTCTGCATCAGGTACGTTAACGGTTGACGGTGCTTTACAGGCATCGACTAACGTAGGTTTTACGGCATCAGCCAGTTTAAGTGCCAGGGCATCGATACAAGCCTCGACCAATATTGCGGTAGGTGCTACGGGAACGCTTGTCACTGATATAGTGTCATTTGGCGTAAGCCCGCTAGTTCTACCGACCACGAAATACAATTTCTTACCGATCAGACATGCGCTGATTGGTAGTGCCAACGTATCGTTTAGTGCAACGGCAAACCTAACGGGTACAGGTAGTCTTGGAGGTAATCTCCAGGCCAGTACTACCTTGTCCGATATGTTTGACACCTATGCCTTCATGCAGGGCAGGGGTCAGCTACAAGCCAGCACTAGCATTGGATTCACAGCTACTGCAAGACCCTTAACCGGTCGTATAGCAGGTAGTGCGAGTGTTGGATTTGGTGCAAGCGGTACATTAACGGGTAGAACACAAGGTCAGGCACAGACCACGATAAGCTTTTCTGCTACGGCATCGCTTACGCAGAAGGGCGGATTGCAGGCGGTAGCATCGATTGCTTTCGATAGCACTGCGGTACTGTCAGCACGAATCCCGTTAAGCGCACAGACTGGTGTAGCCGTTGGCGCATCAGGTGTTATCAATGGTCGAGGACGACTACAAGCCTCGACTAGCATGGGTTTTGGTGCTGCTGCCACGGTACAAGGTAAAGGCACGCTCAAAGGCTTGGCCGTCATACGGTTCGGCACTAGTGAGCAAATACGGAACATACAAGGCGCTACCAGCTTCTCATTTGATGCAACTGGTACATTAACGCCTAAATTCCCAAGACAGCCGATCAATGCAGATGTCTCTGTATGTGCACCACTTAGGTTGGTTCCCTCATCGGGAAGCAGCGTGGTGACTGGAGATGATGCCTGGGGTGGTAGTTGGGGTAATAGCTGGGGTGGATCATGGGGAGGCACAGGAACAACGGTGGTCTCTCAATCTACGGAATCCAGCAATGTATCAAGCAAACTCAGGCGTGAAGTCGCGGTAGGTAATGGACTATGAATGTTGGTGAGTACGGCAACGTCTTCAGATTTGATGCTGGAGAGGACATCAGTTCAGCCACGCCAACACTCGTATTAGAGCCCAAGATTGGTGATGTATTAACCATCCAGTCATCAGAGCTAACGATTCCCATCATTGATGTGACGATCAACGGCAAGACATTCCTTGGTAATCAATACGTTGAATACGTTATCAAGAAAGGTGATATCAAATACGCGGGACGGTGGAGAGCAAAGCTATTTGCGGAGTTCTCAGCCACAGAAAAGCTCAATGCTGATTATGTCCGATTCACTGTTAGACCTTAAACAACGTTTAGCAGACATTGAGAAGCGCCTCGAATACACAGAGGAACAGCTAGCAGTATTAACTGACTACCTGGCCGCTAAGTATTTACTCAATGGCTTGGCAGTAGAGGACATTGATGAGCTTGAATACAGCAACGGGGATAAGGTCAGTAAGAATTAACGGAACACACACGGAGTACAGAAATGTTTTTACAATCAAAAAGTTCTGTCCGAGTCGGCCATGAGTGAGCCGGGTAATAAGAATGCAGCCAGAGGTACTGAGTGGCGTGACGCTATTCGTCATGAGCTAGCAGCCATTGGACGTGATGTTGATGGTCAAGACCCCGCTTATCGTAAGGGTTTGAGGCAGTGTGCCAAGGAATTCATCAAGGCGGCCCAAGGTGGTGAGCAGTGGGCCATCAAAGAGCTTGCAGACAGGACTGATGGCAAAGCACCACAGGCTATAGAGCTAACGGGTGGTGAGGGTGGACCAGTAGAGGTCAAGCAGTGGACTGTACAGCCTATTAAGACATTGGCCGATGAACAAGACACTGAAGGTTAATGCCAAGCTAGTCCCTTTTCTCACAAAGCCACAGCCTATCAAGATAGCCATAGGGGGTAGGGGATCAGGTAAGTCTATCGGATTAGGTGACATGCTCACCTTCAAGATGGATACAGAGGCAGCAGATATCTATTGTCTGCGTGAGTTCCAGGACTCTGTATTTGATTCGGTCCACAAGGTATTCGAGAGCTCAGTCAGAGATCGATTAGGTCTTCAAGGCTGGGACTTACAACGTTCTACGGTGGTATCGCCTAATGGGGCGAGGACTAACTACAAGGGCGCTAACAGAAACCCTGATGCCATGCAGTCGGCACAGGATTACAAGTATTCGTGGTTTGAAGAGGCACACAGGGCTTCTCAGGACTCAATCGACAAGCTATTACCGACCATCCTACGAATACCGGGTGCACAGTGTTGGTTTAGTGCTAACCCACAATCAAGCGCAGACCCGTTCAGCAAGCGATTCATTGTCCCTTACCTCAAGGAACTGAGGCAGAATGGGGTGTATGAAGATGATCTGCATTACATCGTTGTTGTTAACTGGCGTGATAACCCTTGGTGGAATGAGGAACAAGAAGCGCTAAGGGCTTGGGATTACGATAACCTATCTCGGGCCAAGTATGACTGGATATGGGAGGGCATGTTTAACGACTCAGTGCCTCACGCCATTATCAGTGCTGAATGGTTTGATGCGGCAATCGATGCTCATGAAAAGCTAGGCTTTGAGCCATTAGGGGCTAAGGTAGTTTCTCATGATCCATCGGATGAAGGCCCTGACCCGAAAGGCTTGGTGTACCGACACGGCTCCGTGCTGTTGGACGCTTTAGAGGAACCTTTTGGTGATGTCAATGAGGGATGTGACTGGGCGACAGCTTATGCCATCCAGTGCGAAGCAGACCATTTCATATGGGATTGTGACGGTCTGGGTGTGTCCCTGCGGAGACAGGTTGCCCAGGCTTTCAAGGACAAGCGCATAGAGGAGCAGATGTTCAAAGGCTCTGAGGGTGTTGATGATCCTGGGGCTATTTACCAGCCTGCTAACACAGCGGCCAAGGGCAAGACGAACAAGCATACGTTCAAGAACAAGCGCGCACAGTATTACTGGGGATTGAGAGATCGATTCCACAACACCTATAACGCGGTGGTGAATGGCCAGTACTGTGACCCTGACGAGATGATCAGCATCTCATCGAAGATTGAAAGGATTGACGAGTTACGAGCAGAGGTCTGCCGAATACCCCGTAAAGACACGGGTAATGGGCTGATTCAAATTCTTAGCAAAGTGGATATGAAGAAAAAACCCTATGAGATTGACTCACCTAACATGGCTGACTCGTTAATGATGTCCCTATCCAAGCTCAAGACTCGATCAAGCTTCAAGGAAATAGACTTCGCGAGCGCACATCATGGCTGATTTCAAAGATCACAATGGCGTGGTCAAGCTATTGCGTGAGGCCCAGGGTGCAGAGCGTGAGACCCGAGAGAAGGCCAGAGAGGTAAGACGGTTCCTATCCTTGCCTGATGGTCAGTGGGAAGACTCGGTTAAGACCTCGCATATTGACAGACCTCGATACACCTTTGATTGGTGTAACACGATGGTTGACGACATAGCCGGCGAGATGGAGCAAGCGGACTTTGATATACGTGTAGCCCCTGCGGGTGGTGATGCGACCAAGGATCTGGCTAAGACTATTGATGGCTTGGTTCGTAATATCGAGAACTTGTCGAATGCCTCAGATGTATTCAACACGGCTGGCCGGGAGATGGTTGGCTCTGGCTTTGATGCGTGGAGGGTTGTTCAGAGGTGGGGTGATAACGATAGCTTTGATCAGGATCTATTCATTGATGGCATATCAGATGCTATCGACCGGGTATGGTTTGATCCTAATGCCAAGAAGTACTGTCGAGACGATGGCATGTACGTGTTCATCCTTAATTCGATGGACAAAGAGGCATACAAGGAGAAATTCCCCAAAGGCTCTGGTCAGTCAGTAACGACTGATAGCACGTTCAGTACGACAAATATCGGTGAGGCCCCTGACGTTATCGTTGTGGGCGAGATCATCTACAAGAAGAAAGATAAGATCAGGATTGTTGAGCTGACTAATGGTGCTGTCTACAAGGATGATGAGAACTACCAACGGGTCAAGGATGAGTTCGAGGCACAGGGTATTACTGAGAAGCGTGAGCGAATGCGTGAGGTTGACGTTATCTTCAAGCGCTTCTTTGATGCACAGGACTGGCTAACAGAGCCTGAGAAGACGGTATTTGATTTCCTGCCTGTTGTGCCGACTTACGGTAACTTCAAGGTCATTGAAAACCGTGTTGATTACTGGGGAATTGTCACTAAAAAGATGGACGCACAGCGCGTCTATAACTACACAGAATCACGCAAGGTCGAGGAAGGCGCACTAGCACCACTGGATAAGATTGTTGCATCCATTGAGCAGGTAGAGGGTCGTGAGGCCCAGTGGTCCAAGCTTAATGTCAGTAAAGACCCGGCCCTGTTCTATACGCATGTCGATGGTCAGGTGCAGCCTTATAAGATTGGTGGCGCGCAGGTTAACCCAGGTCTAGAGATTACCTCTCAATCCATGCTGCATAACCTGCAGTCAGTACCGGGATTAGATCGACAGAACGGTCAGTCATTAGGTTTGAGATCGGGTGCAGCGGTAGAGCTTGAGCAGAACAAGGGCGATACACGGAATTACAAGTACACGGTGTCTCAGCAGAAATCTATCCAGCACACAGGGAAGATACTGATCAGGGCATTGCCTAAAGTTTATGACAACCAGCGCACAGCACGTGTTCTGAATGAGGATGCGAGCTTTGACATCGTTACGCTGAATCAGCGGCATTTCGATGAGCAGACTGGTCAGCCAGTGACCTTGAACGATCTGTCGAAAGGCTCTTATGACGTAACGTGTGATGTGGGTGAGGCATTCAAGAACCGACAGAGCGAAACATCAGAAGCCTTTGCCCAGATGGCTGAGCAGATACCAGAGATCACCCAGCTTGGCCTGGATATCTGGCTGAATAACATAAGCTCTCCGGGCATGGATTTGCTAGCGGCCAGAGCACGCCAACAGATGGTGCTTGCGGGTCAGATCCCTGAAGACCAGCTAACGGACGAAGAGATTGAATTCCTACAGAACCAGCCTGAACCACCACCAGACCCAGTGGCAGTGGCACTAGAGCGTGAGTCTGAGAATGCAGAGAACGAAACACAGCTCAAAGCCATCAAGGAAGCTCGCGAAGATCGTAAGCTGGACATGGAAACTCAGATGGCGATTGAGAAGCAGGAGCTTGAAGAGGTCAAGGTTCAAATAGCTGCACTGACAGCAGCATTCAACGGAATAAAACAACTGGCTGATGCCAAGGGTGTAGAGGGTGTGGATATCCCAGGTATCGACGGTGCAATAAGCGGTCAAACGTCTCTACTTAAGGAGACACAAACAATCACGGAGTAATTACGGTGACAGATGAAACGGTAGAAGAGGTAGAAGCAGAGATTGATGAGGGAACTGAGTCAGTCGATCAAGAAACACAGCAGGAAGCAAAGCCCGAGGAAAAGGCTGAGGAGCCTAAAGCACCAGAGGGTTTTATCTCTAAGGAGAATGCACGAAAGGACATAAACGTCCAGCATAAGAAGTATCGAGACGAGGAAAGGGCAAGAACTGCAGCAGAAGAGAAGGCCGCTGCATTACAGAAAGAGCTTGATGATCTAAAGGCATCGAGTGTTGATCTGACAATCCCACCTGTGCCAGATCCTTATGCTGAAGACTTTGCAGAAAAGACCAAGGAACGTGATGCGGCTATTGCCCGTGTCGCGGCCCATGAAACACAGCAACAAACGGTAGAACAGAAACAAACGGAAATCCAAGAACAGACTGAGCAGGCTCAGGCTGAGGCAATGGACGCTAAGGTAAAGCAGTTCGATGCCAATATGTTAGAGCTTGGTCTTAATCCATTGGAGTTGAAGAAAGCAGCAAATAGTGTGGTCGAATACGGCGTAAATGACACGTTGCAAGACGTGTTACTTGAGGATGGCGAAGGCCCTCTGATAGTGCAATATCTTGCAGAAAACCCGGTTGAACTTGCATCACTAAATCAAATGACCCCACTTCAGATGTTTAATCGCGTCAATGAATTACGGCCCCAGGCCCAGTTACTTAAACCACAAACCAGTCAGGCACCACCTCCAGGCACAGAACTTAGTGGCGGAGGGGCGACGGAGATGGAAGATCCGGCGTTACAGGGTGTCACTTTCGAATAAGGAGTAGCTTTAAGTGGCTAACAATTTAACTAGCAACATTACTCGCAAGCTGATGCGGGTGTTTTTGAAAGCGTTCGAGTCAAATCGAGTCGTGACAAAGACAGTCGACACTCAGCTTCTCTCGGGTAAATTCACGCCTTCATCAGGTAGTACGGTGGACTTCAAACGTCCGCACGACTATCGGACGCACAGGACTGCAGGCGGTGATATCTCGGCTGTAACCAAGTCAGACATCATCTCAGGTAAAGCGACCGGCACGGTGCAGGATTACATCACAGCAGCAACCGAGTGGGAAAACGTCGAAGAGGCATTGGAACTTGATCAGCTGGACCAGATCATTAACCCGATGGCTACTCGTATCGTTACTGACCTTGAGGTTGATTTCGCGGGTTACTGCATGCAGAACGCAGCACTGTCTCATGGTGCGGTGGGTACGCCTGTAGCGTCATGGTCTGATGTGGCCTATTCGGGGGCGTTGATGCGCTCAGCGGGTGTGCCGAAAGACTCACCTTGGTATTACCTGATCAATCCCTATGCGCAGGTCGTATTGGCTGACGTGCAGAAGGGTCTTGCAGGTAACGACAACCTGATCGCTACGGCATGGCAGAAAGCACAGATTAGCCGTGACTTCGGTGGTCTGCAGGCTTTGACCTCGGATGCGCTGGCGTCTTACACCACTCACTCGGTCGCTGATCGTGTTGGTGCTGTGAACGGTGTGCCTGATGCTACCTATGTCACGCACAAAGACACGATGATCCAGAACGTGACTGTGGATGGCTTTGGTGCCAACCTGCAGGTGCGTGCCGGTGATGTTGTTGAGATAACAGGCCCACAACGCCTGAACCTCTCAACCCGTCAACTGGTCATGGATCAGAATGGTACGGGTGTGCCTTATCGTGCGACGGTAACGGCTGCTGTGACGCTTGATGGCTCTGGTGCGGGTACTCTGGCTTTGGCCGGTCCTGCTATCCAGGAGGTTAATGGTCAATACAATACTGTTGATGCAGCGATTGGTGATAACGATGTTATTACCTTGCTGGGTGCAGCGGATACTGTATTGCAGCCTAACCTGTTCTACAGCTCGCAGGCGTTTGGTATCGGTACGGTGAAACTGCCGAAGCTCTTCTCAACTGACACGTTGGCAACCACCAAGGATGGCTTCTCACTTCGCGTGAGCAAGTACTCTGATGGTGATTCCAACACCCAGAAAGTTCGTTTTGACCTGTTGCCGGCTTATGCAACATTCAATCCGTTCTTCGCTGGTACCGGTTGGGGTTAATGGAGTACGTCACTGACGGCGATCTGGGTAATGGACAGCCTGGATCTCGTCGGTGGCACCTTATTGTTTTGCATCAGCTTGAGACTGACGAGGAAATCATCAGTTACATGAAGGATGCGCTTGAGCACGACATTGCCAAGGAAGGCGATGTCCGTTCACTGGCTGTGGAGTATGTGAATGGCAACTGTAAATGATGTGGTATCTACCGCCTTGCGGTTGCTGAAGGTCAAAGACGCAGAGTCAGAGATAACAGCGAAAGAGGCCAGAGACGGCCTTGAATCATTGAACGACATGATGAACGAGTGGGAAGAGGCGGGTCTCGAGACTGGCTTTGTCACACTGAATGATGTCAATGCAACGCTTGAGGTACCTGAGAGTACATTGGGTGCTATCAAGGCCAAGCTTGCGCTGTATATCGCGCCTGAGTATGAGGCGAATATCTCTCCGCAGTTAATGCAGCGCGCACGTATGAGCTTTATTCGCTTGCGTGATCGACTGGATACGATACAGGGAACAGAGTTTCCGGCTACCTTGCCGGTTGGCTCGGGCAATGAGGAATACTTTCACAGCCCGAATGGTGATGCGCCTGGAGACTTGGTTGACAGGACGTTCTTTCCTGATAACGAAGAGCCGAACTTTTGATTCCACTAGAGATAGCTACAGGATTCTATCGCTCGGACTCACTACCACTGGCAGCCCAGCGATGTGTTAACTGGCTACCCGTCGTGCCACAGGCAAAGGCGTTGAATCAGCGTGCCTTGTTTGATGTGCCGGGTATTGTCACTCAGACGTATACGGGTGATGCGGTAACAGGGCATAACCGTGGTGCGGTATTGCTTGGCTCAGAGGCGTTCTTTGTCAATGGTCAGTCTTTTTACCGACTGAACAAGGGTAACGTCACGAACATCGGTGAGGTCATAAGATCAAGCCGTGTATCGATGGCGGTCAGTACGAGATATGTCGTGGTTGTGGTTCCAGGTGTTAAGGCTTATGCCTATGACACACAGACGACCACGCTAACAGAGATTACAGACCCGGATTTCATTATCCCGGTGCATGTCTGCTTTAAAGACGGGTATTTCATCTTTACTGCGACTGATGGAACGGTGTTCTTTAACTCAGCCCTGAATGACCCGTTTAACTACAATGCGCTTGATTTCGGCAGTGCTGAGGTGCGGCCGGATAAGATCGTAGCCTGTCATGTAAACCACAATGAGCTGTTTGTCTGTGGTGAACATACGATAGAGCTATTTCAGAATATCGGTGGTGCCAACTTCCCCTTTCAGCGAATACAGGGGGCTAACATCCAGAAGGGTGTGCATGCACGGCATACACTGAAAGATTTCGATAACTCGTTTGTGTTTGTTGGTGGTGATAACGCGGAGTTAAGTGCTATATGGAAAGTGGTGGGTTCTGCGAGTGTCGAGAAGATATCGACCTCTGCAATTGATAATGAGATTCAGAAATTCACTAAAGACGAGATTAGCGAGGCAGTCGCGATTTCATACGCATTTGGTGGCAATTTCTTTGTTGCCTTTACGTTCACCTCGCCCTCGATTCCGTCCAAAACCTTCGTATATGACGCAACCACATCGGCCTTGGCTGGTGAGGCAACGTGGCATGAACGACAGTCAGGCACAGTAGAGGAGCGCTGGAGGGTCACAGAGATTGTCGACCTTAATGGCGAGCTGCTGACCTTTGATGGTGTTGACGGTCGTATCGGTAAGATGGATAAGAACACGCACACCGAATACGGTGATGTTATCTATCGTGAGAAGACCTCACAGCCCTTTACTGACCAGGGTGACCCGCTATTCATACCCAGTATTAGATTAACCATGGAGTCTGGTGTTGGCACGATTGCTGGGCTAGATCCACAGATTCGTATGGATTACTCGGATGATGGTGGCCGTACATGGTCAAACGCTGCATTGCGTTCATACGGCAAGATTGGTGAATACCGGACCTATCCTACCTGGAGACGACAGGGCCGCGTACCGGTTAGCCGTGTATTGAGGTTCAGAACATCAGAGGCGGTGAAGAGCGTCATTATCAAGCTTGAGGCTGATGTGGAGCAGGCAGCATGACCGCTATAGCACCCAGCAGAAGCCAGCCTATTGTCGATAAGACGGGTAAGGGTACCGACAGATTGCATGCGTTCCTTGAAGAGATTCAAGGGATTGCTTTTTCTGCGACTGGTCCGCAAGGCGCACAAGGTGAGCAGGGACCACAAGGCGTACAGGGGCCTGCAGGTACAGGTGGTGGTGGCATTGTGGTTGTGCCGGATGAAGAGTCTTTCGATTTTGACCTAGGATTATAAATGGCGCTCGCGTTTAAGATATTGGGCCAGACTGGCGACGCGTCTAGTGAGGTCACGCTGTACTCAGTGCCTAATGGCGCAGAAACCAAGTTACAGGTCGTGGTCGCTAACCGTGGATCTGCGGCAACCTATCGGGTTGCGGTGATTCCAGGTGGCGGGGCTACGGCGAATGAGAATTATGTGGCATTTGATGAGCCTATTCCTGCGAATACGTCTTATCTCAGCCCGGTATTTCAACTATCAGGTCTTGATGCGGTCAAGGTGACAGCCTCAACGGCAACAGTATCTTTTACTGCCAGTGGGGCAGAACAAACTTAAAGGTGTGGCATGGCAACAGGTGATGTAACAGTATTTGAAGAGGCGAAAGCCTACATGATCGACGGTGGGTGGGAATCCACTGATGACATCAAGTGTGCAATCCTCGATAACACCACGGCACCGACAGCGGCTGATACTACGCCTGCGCTGGGTGATTACACTGAGGTGGGCGCGGCTGGTTCGTATACAGCGGGTGGCACAAGTCTTGGCACGTTGGGTACGTTGGTTGCTGAGGCGGGTGGTACGATGACATTTGACTCTACCACCAATCCTACCTGGGCTGCGAATGGCTCAAATGATACTGACGCTTTCTGGGGTTTGATTTATAACGACACAGATGGCGCTGATCGGGCGATTGCGTTTGTTGAGCTGGGTGGGCCTGTGAACATGGCAACCACGGCTTTGACTATTAACTGGAATGCCAGCGGTATTTACACGATTACCTAATGGCTAACCTGCTCCAATATACCGGAGGCGCTAAAGCACAAGGAAACCCACCTGAAACATGGACTGCACCTACCAGCCTGTTTGATACACAGGACCGGGCTGATAGTGGGGCGGGTACGTTTGCGACAGCAACCTCACGATGGACTGCACCTACGGGTGGACATCCTGACTGTTATATCTTAAAGGCCCGCTACGAGTACCACGACACCTCGAACGGTCGTTTAAACCCGCAGGGTCGCTTTGCGCTGATATCTGGCACAGGGAATCTGGTGACGGCCACAACAGGTGGTTATAACCGTGATAACTCTGAGGATCGATCCTATGTGGAGACATGGGCGGTCTATGACCAGCCCTCAGATGGCGCAACGGTAGACTTTCAGTGGAAAGCTGACACAGATGACTCAACGGGTGGCACTGAGCGCTCAACGTATCAGGTCACACCGTTTTACTATTCCAATATTGGGATGTACACGTCGACATCGGCGGCTTTGTATGGTGGTACGACCCCGAATCAGGTCACAGGATTTGCGGCGGTTCGTGAGTCAGATACTGCAGCAATTGAGATGGTGTCGAATGTCGTTACCGTAAAGGGCGACAACAAACGATATATAGCACTTGGCGGTCAGTTCTTTGAGGGTCGTGGCGGGCGCACACAGCGCTGGCATGGCTTCCGTATAGACGGGACCAAGGACGACTCAGCCAAGGCATACAGTTACTACCGAAACACGGCAAACGATGAGTCTGGGGATATATTCTCCAAGCTGATTGACCGGGTTACGACAGATATCACGATTGACCAGTTCTGCTATCGCGGTGATGGGGTTGGTGCCTCACAGGGTGGTGCAGACGCTGATGGCTCTACGCCTGGGGTGGGTGCACATGCCATTGTGGTGCTGGAATTAAACGATAGTGCTGAGGTCTTTTATTCAAGCACGAATGCAGACAGTGCGAACCTTGCTACGACGGGACCGGTTGATTTAAGCCTGTTCCCAAGCGCTAATTTTAATTCGGACTCAGCCTCGTTTACACGGGTATCGGACACAGCGGTCAATTGCGAATCAGCAATGGACCTGATGTTTGGGTTCAATGTCGCGGCCGCACAGAACACGGTATCTACTACCACGCGTTGGACGGCATATGCTGAACCAACCATCAATGGCACAGAGAATGCTGATCTGTTTGCCGGCGATTACATGCGTAATAACCAGGGTGCGATTGATACCTTTGGTTGGTCTGCGAACTGCGGTGGCTTTATTGCTGTCGCGGCTAACGATGACTTTGGCGTCTCGGTCACTGAGCTATCAGGTTCTGAGGGCGGTGGCGGCTCGATTGACTCGAACTCGGGTTGGGCTGGTGTTTGGGGGTTAAACCTAGACACGCTGGAGGATGCGGGTGGCAGTGTTACGGTCAACGCAACGACCGCGGCACTTACCCTCACAGAACAGCAAGCCTCTATAGCGCTTAGCACAGAGATTAGTGCAGGGCTTGATGCCCTTACGCTAACAGCGTTTCCGGCATCTATCAGCCTTGGATACACGGTAGAGACAAGTACTGATGCCCTGTCTTTGGCTGGGCTTCAGGCGTCGATTGGTCTTGATTTAGAGATTAGCGCGGGCTTTGAGGCGCTGACTCTCACGACGTTCCCGGCAACGATAGAGACAGGCTCGGCCATCAATGCAGGGGTGCATAACCTTGTATTGACAGAACAACAGGCATCGATCGATTTATCGATGGTGGTTGATGCGGGGGTGCAGGTATTAAGCCTGACGGCATTCCCGGCCAGTATTGACCAGAGCATAGAGATCAATGCAGGCGTTGATACGCTTAGCTTGCAGACCTTTGCGGCATCGATTGACAAGTCGCTGACGATTGAGGCCGGCACACAGGCTTTATCACTACAGACATTTGCAGCAGGGATTGGCACTGATAGTGCTATCCAGGCGAATACACACGCACTAACGCTTACCACGTACCAGGCCAGTGTTGATCTGGATCTGACGGTTAGCGCGGGCGTTGATGCGTTATCGATCACTGAACATCAGGCCAGTATCGATGTTGCATATGTGGTCAATGCGACTACGGATAGCCTGGGATTAACGACGTTCCCTGCCTCAATTGATACGGTGGGTGATGTCATTATCGAGGCATCGGTGGCTAATCTTGCCTTGCAGGCACATCGGGCGGTTATTTACACAGAGCGGGCTAATGACGGCATGTTCTGTAAGTCTTTCAAGAGTACATTTTCTTGATTCAGATCACTGAAAACATGGAGATTGTTAATTCGATCTACCACCACCCTCAGATATGGCCGGATATTGTGCCTGATGGGGTTGAGATGTTTGACGTGCCGTATCAGCCTAATTTGTTGTACTTGCTGGTTAATGAATGTGACGGGGTGATTGTTCTCCACTCGTTCAGGGATGGTTACAAGATTCATCCGAATTTCCTGCCTGAGAAGCGTGGCAAGACAGCTTATGAGGCGATTGATCAGGCGGTGAGGTTTATGTTCGAGACCGGGGCTAATGTGATTTACGCAGAGATCGACCCGAAACTACGGCATGTAACGAGATGTGCGGTACATAACCAGTTTTTATTGCTAGAGCGTAACGAAAGGCATTTGTATGCCAGAAGGAAATTAAACTCATGATTTTTGACGCACTTGATGACGCGTTCTTTGGCGGTGCCGAGAAAGATGCAGCTAATGCCGAGGCAAATGCTATCAATGCCGGTGCTGATCGTGGCATACAGGCGATTAGTGACCAGCTTGGCTTTAGTGTTGAGCAGATGCGTCAGCTTCTTGGTCAGACCGAGGGGCAATTTGATCCGTTTGTACAGCAGGGACAGGGCGCGGTACGGGCTGAGGGTGATTTGCTCGGTATTAACGGTCGTGACGCAGAACAACGGGCGATAAACAACTTTACCGAGTCACCTGGGCAGGCTTTTTTGCGTGAAAGGGCTGAAAAGTCACTATTGCGCAATAACGCGGCGATTGGCGGCCTTGGTGGCGGCAATGTGCGTAGTGCATTGAACGAACAGGCCGTAGGCATTGCAGGCGCACAGCTTGGAGAGCGTCAAGACAGGCTATCTAACGCGGCAAACCGTGGATTGAGCGCGGTGGGCAACCTTGGGGCCTTGAGAACGGGTGTTGGTAGCAATATCGGCTCTTTGAGCTCGAATGCAGGGGCTAATATCGCCAATATCTCAGCAAATGCAGGGCTTAATAGCGGTGCAGCACTGGGTGCGGGCATAAGAGGCCGTGCATCGGGTATTGGCAGTGGTCTGAGTCGTATTGCAGGAGCGTTTCTATAATGGCAACTGATTTACTGCGTCGCGTAGGTCAGGGACTGGTTTCTTTCGGAACCGGTGTACCTCAGTCGCAAATAGACACAATCAGGGCTGATCGAGACACGGCACAGTCACAGGCGCGTGTCAGTGAGGTCCAGGCACAGCAGGCAGAGGGTGCGGCGGTCGAAGATCAGCGTTTTAACTCACTGGCCAATATTGCTTTTGGCGAAGGCCCAGACGCAAACAAAGCAAAGAGAGCTTTAGCTATTCAATTTCCTGAGCGATTTGACAAGATCAATAGCTCATTAGGCGTTATCAATGACGAGAAGCGCGCTAGCCTGTCTCAGTTTGCAGCTAATGCCTTAGATATACCGTTCGGACCTGAAAGAAATGCTTTTATCAAGCGAAGGGTCGATGAAGACCCGGAGAGGTTCACACATACCGCTCAATTGCTGGATTCACGCAATGAGCTGTCGCAGAACAGGGTTTTACGTGCCGCGCAGTTCTCTGCTCTCAGTCCGGAAGATCGTCTCGCACAGAGCAATAGAGAGCGCGAGGCAGCGGCTCAAGCGGATCGAGGTGAGAATACACCGTCTGACCTAGTTACATTTAACGCATTAGTTGATGCGGCGGCAGAGAGAGATGCTGCCGGGCAACCAACAGATAGAGCAATTGCAGCACAAACAGAGCTTAGAACACGTGCACCCGCAGGAACCTCGGCGGCAGAGAGAATAGCCAATGATCCAGAGTTGGGCGATAGGATCGCAGACCAAAAAGAGGCAGAGAAATTTGCGGCATCCACGGGCGCTGATCGGGCAAAACGAATCGATTCTGCATTAGAGCGCGTGCAAAACATTGATCAGAATATCAATAATCTTGATCAGGCTATTGCTGCATTAGATAGCGGGGCATCTACTGGTGCTATTGAGAGCCGTTTCTTCCCCACCATTAGGGAATCAACGGTGGCCCTTGAGCAGATACAGGCTCAATTGGGCCTTGATGTTGTTCAGTCGGTTCAATTCGGTGCGTTATCAGAGGGCGAATTGCAGTTAGCTTTAGCTACAGCCCTGCCGACCGGATTGCAGCCTAACGAATTAAGAGAATGGATTCAGAATCGTCAGTCCTCGCAGCGCAAATTAAAAGGTTATTTCGAGGATCAAATAGATTTCTTGGACCAGGGCGGAACTATTGCCGGGTTTGTCAGGGATAGAAAAAGAAAGGCTGAAGGCGGTAGTAAGCAATCATCTACAACCTCTCAGAAACCCATATCAGAGATGACGGACGAAGAGCTACAGGCGGTTATCGATGGCAGTTAGTGCAGAAGAAGCACGCAAGGAACTTGCACGACGTGAGTTAGCCAGACGTAAGGCGGAACGCACCCAGAGCACTCCAAGTGAAACATCGCAACTGGACCAGTTTGGTCGCTCCATATTTCCGGGTGTTTTTGAGGCTACGCAAGGGTTTCAGTCTGGTCTTCGTAATGCAGCGTCAGGCGTCAATCAACTGATGAACCTTGGTGATCAAGGCGTTCAGCAAGAAGAGGCTGCAGCTATCGCCAAGAGAGATCAGCGCGTTAGCGATCTGGGTACGTTTGCCGAGGTTGGTTCGTTTGTTGGCGAGGTTGCACCGTCTGCACTATTGCCGGGCGGACCTACTGGCAGCCTAGCCAGACGTTTGGCCGGTGGTGTAGCTTCAGATGTTGCCGCGTCAGTAGCGGACCCGGTTCGGGAGGACCAAACGCGGGCTGGCAATTTGCAGAATACAGCTACATTCAGTGCTGGGACTCGATCAGTCGGTGGTGTTGCATCGGGTCTGTTCCAACGGTTCTCTAGCGCAAAAGCTGGTGATGTTAGCTCTGCTGATGCCAGGGAGCTTATAGACACTGCAGACGCAAACGGGATTCAACTATTTTTTGATGATATCAGTGACAGCGTTTTAGCTAAGAAGGCTAGTGTGGCCGCTGAGTCATTTGGAGCTTTAGGTACTGGTCGAGGCCGTGCAGAGCAGAATGTACAGGCCGCAGAGGCAGCTAATCGATGGCTGCAAAGGGTAACCGGTGACGTTGATAGCTTCGATGAGATTGTGCAGGAAGGCTTAAAGAAAAAGCTAAATTTATTCAAAGAGGCGGCCTCTCGTAGATATACAAGGGTCGGTCAAGCCATTGGTGATGGTGAAGTGGCAACGCCTAACTTTGACCGCTTGGCACAAGCTGGAATAAACGCAGAGGCAGCTAAGAAAACGAGGGCAAATACTGAGGTTCAGTCTTTTCTCGCTAAGTTCAGGGATGCACCACGCGGCACATTTGATGAAATGATTGAGTTTCGCTCTGATTTCAACAAAGAGGTCAGCGGGTTTATTCTGGATAACCCACAGATCAATCACTCATCGATTACCTCATTGAGAAACGCTCAAGAGGCTATCAATGGTGATATGGCCGCGCACGCCAAGAACAACGGCGCAGAAGGGGCTTGGAATGCTGCTAACAAGTTCTATCAAAGTGCTGTTGGCCCTTTCAAAGAGGGTAAGTTAAAGAATCTTGTTAATGACCGTAGTGCTGCTAACTTCGATGAGCAATCAGCGTGGCGATACCTGATGTCTCAGACGACCAACCCAGCCCGTGCTCAGAAAATGTTTAGGTCTCTGGATTCAAAGGGCAGACAGGCGGTTAGATTTGGTCTTGTCAAAGAGGCTGTGGACGCCGCAACGCTAGAGGGTAAGCCATTTAGCCCGGCAAGGTTTGCCTCGTTTCTTGAGAAGCGCGGCCCCGTTGTTGATCAGTTCTTTCGAGGTTCAAGCGGTAAGGAGCTTGATGGTCTGGTTAAGGTCATGCGGCATATTGAGCGTGCTGGTCAGTTTGCAGAAAACCCGCCAACAGGCCAGAGGATCATACCGTTATTGCTTGGTGGTGGCCTTGCCGTCTCCCCAGAGGCGACGATAGCTGCAGCAGGTGGTGCGTTTGGCCTACAGAGATTATTTCAAACACAGACGGGCAGAAACTTATTGCTTGGTGCAAATAAAGTTACACCTGGATCTGCTGAGTTTGATCGACTTATTGAGAAGGTTGAGCGCGTGGCGGCCCGTGGTGCTGGTCAGCCCTAGATCTTGGGTTTCTTTATTGGGCTTTCCCACATAACTAGAGCGACAAATAGAAGAGCAAGAATGATTGCCTCTATGCTCATGCGCTCAACGATAAGGCTCAAACAAGCGACTACAGCAATCAGTGTTAGTTGAATGGTTCTCATGATAACTCCGTATGTGTTCCGATCATCAATTATACCATTTTAAAACATTAGGATAATCAATGGCTTATAAGTTTACATTGCCGCGAGCTGATGTAGGTCCGGGGATTACTCCGGCATCAGGTGCGAAGTTAGAGTTCTTTGTCATCAACACTACGGTACCGTTGACGACTTATTCTAATTTCCCATTGACGGTCGAACATACTAACCCGGTGGTATCTGATGCTAACGGTGTGTTCCCTGATATTTTCCTTGATAGCAGTGCTGACGTTATCCTGACGGACAAGGATGATGTCCCGATCTGGGGGCCGTCATCGGTTTATGAGCCTAGCCAGACGATATCGGCAGTGGCTGCGGACACGGTGGTTGTCAGTGACAGCGGTGGTAATTTCGATGAAAACAACGTCGAAAACGTCTTAGCGGAGATTGTTGACAACTATGCCTCGAATGCCAGTGGTCAGGGTGCGTCAAAGATTGGCATTCAAGACGCTGCTGGTAATTTCACCGGGACAGAGGTGGAGGCTGCGCTTGCAGAGCTCGCGGTTGATGTTAATGCAAACTTCCAGGTGCTTGCGAAGTTTACTGATGAAGACAAGGCCACGGATACGACGCTGGCGAATGATAATAAGCTACAGGGATTTAGTTATTTAGCGGCCCGATCATATTCGTATGACATCTATATTCATTACAACCAAAACGTCGGTGACATCAAGTTCCGGCTTAATTTCTCTTCAGCGCCGCAGCGAAACTACGCTCAATACACGGTTGTTGACTCATCGGGAACGGTGGTGAATGGCAGTGCTGACTTAGACTCAAGCACCATTGCTGTGACGACCATGACTGATGGCCTTAATGCTGCAATCAATATTCGTGGTGGCTTTGTCAGTCATGCCAGCACCGCAGGCGCACTATCATTCCAGTGGGCACAGAACACATCCAATGCCAATGATACGACTGTCTTTAACGGCTCATGGATGCAGGTTCGCAGAACGGATGACTTCGGATGAAACTAGGCGACCTACAGAAGTTATTTGCCAAGCAGGTCCCGAAACTAATCAACAAAGCCCATGCGCTGGGTTATGAGGTAACGCTTGGTGATGCTTACAGAGATCCGAAAGTACATGGTGAGGTAGGCGAGAAAGAGAGTTATTCAAGCGCGTATTCCATGCACAAATCCAGGTGTGCAATTGATCTTAACCTGTTTAAAAACGGCAAATACCTGACAAAAACAACGGACCACAAGTTATTAGGTGAGTGGTGGGAGGCTCAACATGAGCTGAACTGTTGGGGAGGCAGGTTCAACGATGGTAATCACTATTCAATGACCTATGAGGGCAGGAAATGACCGCAAAGAAAACAGCGAAAGAATCCAAGAAAGACGAGGTTTTAGTCCGATTCAAGCTACTACCTAAGCGACTCCCGAATTTAGTCGATAAATACCCGGTGGTTTTTTATGTAGTGGTGGCGGTCTCGGCCTTGGCAGGGTTTATCTTGGGTAAGATTCTATAATGTCTCCCGTACCTCACGACACATTCAAAGCGCTATGGATTGCTTGGCTAGTGTTTTTCTGCATTGTTGAGTTTATTGCGATCAAGCGCGATGGTTATGGCGATACGTTCAGCGAATTCGTGCAGTGGATTGTCGGGGCTGGAGAGGCTGAGCGCGAGTGGTTTAGGTGGGTGGCTAGAGTCTTTGTGATTGGTTTGTTGCTGTGGCTGATTCCTCATTTTCTAAATCGGTGGAAGTGGTTTTGATGACTGATTTGGTGAACAAGTACTTCAAGAAGAAATTCGCCCTGACTTGTATGTTTTGGGTGTCAGGTACTTACATTGCTATCGATACCAGTGCAGAACTGGCCTCATACACCGCATTCACGACCATTGTGCTTGGATTATTCAAAGCCAGTGACGTAGCCGACAAGAAATTGAACGGGGGGCATTACTGATGCCTTATGGTCTGATATTCAGGTTTGCCCCTTGGGTATTGCTGGCTGTAACTATCGGCCTGTACCTCGATAAGCGCGACGAACTGGCCACAACCATAGAGAAAGCCAACACAGATAAGGTCAAATCTGTATTGCTGGCAGAGAAACAGGTCTCAAAACGCCTGAATGAGGCTCACACGCAAGAACTCGAAGAACGTGAGATTAGGTATAGGGCCGCACAAAAGGCCATAGAAACGGCTACAGAGGCTGCACAAGCGGCTCAGAATGCTGCGGCTGAGAAAGACGTAGCGATCAGGGAACTACAACTAGAGGCAAGTATCGATGACATACCGGATAGCGGCGAGTGTCTTAATGTTTATGTCCCTGGCGGGATGTTGCACACCAGAGATTGTGAAGGAACCAGTCCTGGTGGAGGTAGTGAAAACGGAATATGTGTCAATACCGGACGAACTGACCAAACAAATCCCAGCTTTGGTTCCATCACCTTTGGCGAACTAGCTGAGATTACGAACAAGAACATTGCCACGATTGACGCATTGAACGCTCAATTGATTGGCATAAGGAAACTGAACGAGGAAGATAATGGCAACTGAATACATCAAGATTACTGAGGCAAAAAAATGGACGTTATTGCATGACGGTGACTGCGTAGTTGCTAACGGCAGTAAGCGGCCTTTGCTTTGTGTTTTTGCTACCTCTGTACCGACCATTGAGGACATGCCCTTTGGCTACCCAATGCAGCGCGGTGAGTGGATTTCTTTGTCACCCAGCACAGGTGAGGACGTGTATTACTGCGGTCTTCGTGAGGGTGATGGCTTTGTTGTGGATCGATCATAATGGGTAACTTGCAACACGTCGGCAGGGGTACTGTCGGTAAGGGTTCCGTTGGTGGTGGCGTTGGCGGTGGTGGGTCTGATCCTATCCAGAGCTTTACGAATACCACGCAGGCTTTGGCTGAAGCGGACAGGGATACTTACTACACAAATAATCCCAGTGAGCTAACAGATGGTCGCCAGTGCTGGATATGGTGGGGAAATCCTACACCTACCACGCTGGACAGGCAGGTTTACAACCTTGCGGGCGCTCTCTGGATTAGTGAGAGTTCATCGGTCACGGTTGATGTTGAGCGGCACTATCAAGTAGTGGTGGCATTTGCATTACTTGACCCTCCTGGTGCGCCTTTAGAGGGCGATCTGTACATCGTGGCTGGTGCTGGTGGTACCGCGACTGGTGCATGGGCAGGCCATGAGGAAGAGCTAGCCTCTGTCACTGGGGGTGTCTGGGGCTTTAAAACACCGCATATCGGTGAGGTCGCCTACGATCAGGCCGGTAATCTCTCGTATATCTATGATGAAACCCTGACTTGGGTTCGTACTGATCTTGGTACGCTGTATTTGCGTAGTAATAAGATCAACAGGGTACGCGGTGTTGATCCTGCGGTTTTTGCAGACCTTGACGCTGTGGGCGCGGCTTACGGCGGTATTCTGTCTGAGACAGAGATCGTGGCTTTTGATTCTGTTGCGGGTCTTGGTGCGCTGGTCAGGATTGATCCGGGTACACCCGCGGTGGCTACGCTCCTAATCAATGCCTCTTCGGGTATGCGTCAGCAAATCGTCCCTAATACCGCACCATCTTATGACGTGGTGTGGAATGGTACTAAGTGGGCGAATATCGTCAATTACGGTGTCGATGGCACTCGATTTAGCTCTGGTGAGTATGCTGAATGGGCTGTAGCGACAGCAGCGGCCCCGTTTGAGGGTGGTGATGCGTGGATTCAGTTAGTTGAGGCTACTAACCCGATTGGCACGGTAACGCTGGATGTTACAGACGCTGATACGCGGTGGAGCAATATACCCTCGCCGATCAGTCAGTACGGTATGTTCCCCACGGATGACGATGAGTCCTCATGGATTCGATTCAGGTTCACAGGGGCTCAAGCGGGTATCCAAGCGAATATTCATGCTGACTGGTGGCGTCCTGCAACGGCCGGTGGTGCCACCATCGAAGAGTTCGATATTCGTGTTGGGTCGGTCAGTGGTACTACGGTTGATACGTTCACCTATGATGGCTCGACAGGCCAGACGACCATTGTTATGGATATCAAGCATATCCCGTCAAGTGCTGATGTCATTAACGGTTATCTTGATCTCTTTTGTGTAAGGACGACCAATTCAACCAACGGTGGCTCAAGCGCCCAAATGGGTATCTTGCGCTATGAGTTAGGTGTTGAAACGGTAGAGCCTGCGATTAGTGCTAACGTGGTTAGTCAGTTTGACTCATCCACTCGCGGCATAAAACTACCGAGCATTATTCCGTCTTCTACCTCAGTGACTCATGATGAGGGTGCTTTGGCCCTTGATGGCTTGGCGGGTAATCGGCCTATCTGGTATGACGGTGATGACTGGTCGTATGTCAACACCACTCGAATTGGGTTCAGGTCTATTGATTCAGGCCAGTTCTTCTTTGCTGAGGGCAATACTTTTGCAAGCTCTGGCTGGACAGGATCAAACCATGCGAGGCTGATCAAGGTATTCGACTACCAAGGCTTTCCCGAGCTAATCCGGTTAAACCAAACGGGTGGCACTGTCACCATGCAGGCCCCGAACAACACGCAGGCGCTATGGGATGTCGCTAGGGCTAACGGTTTTCGTGTTGATTATCGAATGATGTTCGGTTCATCGCATGATGGATCGATGTATACCAGTATCGAGCCTAACAATACGTCATGGGGTAGTAACGGTCGCTTCGAATTCTCGGTGCAAACGCCCGGTGGACAACTGCAACTCATCATGGTCAACAGTGGTGGTAATACCACATTCGATCTTGAATTCGATGTTATGTACACGTTCAGCATGGTTGCTGGACCATTGGCACAGCTCGCTGATGTTCTTGTCGATGGCGTGAAAGTTGGTGAGGTCACTTACGGTGGTAGTGGTACGACCGACCGCGGTACGTTCTTCTATAACCCGCCGGGCAATGCCGCAAATGAGATGTACTGGCAGTCAGTCACGATGTACACACTGTCTGCGGCCGATACTAACGTTACGCTCGATAAGCAGGCCATCTCAACGGGTCTTCGCTACAACGTGCCCAACATTAACTCGGCAATGACGCTGAGAGTGCCTAAAGGCTTATATAACTTCGGTAATACGTTCACGGTGGTCAATGGCTCAAGTGTGCCGGCCACGGTCACGGCAGCGGCAGACGACAAGCAGCTATTTGGTGGCTCGACTGAGTTCTCTGTATTACCGCAGCAAGAGGTGACGTTTACACAAACCTCATTCCCTCGGGGTAATGTCTGGGCGGTAGAGGGCGGTAAGCTCGTTATCAACCATGAAGACAATCTGTCCACGGGTAATTCATTGCACCTAACGGTTGATTCAGGCGGTGCGATACTGGGCCGACACGGTAATTACATTGGTGATGACGTTGTGGTGGCTAACCCGACTACGGGCAACTTTACTATCCAGGTTGGCGGTCTTGTATGGGATACAGACACGACAATTATTGCTACCCCCTGGCATACCGCGAGTCAGAAAATGTCCTGTAATGTGGGCATAGAGATCGGTTTAGCGCGGGTTGACGTATTGGACGCTGCTGGTGCGTTACTCAATGATCGATTCTGTGTGTCTATCTACTGGTAATGGACCGCGAAAGGGTCACGTTTTGGGTGGCTGTCACAGGATGGGGCGTGGTGGCTTTTGGTAGTGTGGTCGCTATCCTGAAGGCCGGGCCGTTGGCTCACTACGCCTTTGAGACGGACAGAGAGATCACTGAATCAGAACTACGGTCATATTGTCCAGAGAATGCAGAAAAGCTGATACGCCTGCAGAGAGGCCGCGACAGGGAGAATATACGCAATGAACTTGACTGATAAAGTAAACATGACCCTGCTGACCGCTTGTGCTGGTGCAATTATCTGGGTGTACACGAACTTTGTTGAAGCCTCTGAGTTCCACAAGGAAATATCCGCTATCAACGTGGCTGTGGCTTATGGTCAGTATTACGACCGCCTGGATGATTATGATGAGGCGATGGATGAGGAAAACGAGCGCTTGGCAGCCGAATACGCACGACAGATGGAAAGACTGAAAGCTGAGATCTGTGAACACGACCCAGAATGGGAACGGTGTTAATATAAGGGCAATATTTCCCAAATCCCTTAAAAACAAGGCGGAAACGGGCAAAATGGATTTTTATGAAGTAATATCAGCACTCGTTTTCTTATGGCTGGGTACATTGAGCTGGTGGGGCAAAAGCGCGTTGAATGATTTGAAGAAAAAAGACGCCGACCAGGACGAACGAATGGATGGCCACGCATCTATGCTGATGGACCAAGGTAAGGATGTGGTCCAGACCCAGACCAATATCATCAATATTGACAAGACGCTAACGCGGATTGATCAAAAGCTGGACGATGTAATTGCCAACAGAGCTGCAACCGGATCGTAATAAGTACCTTAGAGCAGTTTTTCGCATACGGTCAGAGTGGCTGGCCGTGGTTATCTCTATTGCTGGCGTTCTAATTGCCTGGGGTGGCTATGCGTATGCTGTCAGGGCTGAGATTAGATCAGAGTTATTGCAGGAAAGCTTGATCTTACAAACGAACAGAACATCGCTTTATATTACCTACGTTCAAGACTTGCACTTTTGTTTAAAGTCCAATGAATGTAATGAACTCCCACCTTTACCAGAGGATTAAAAATGTCAGGCGGACCATGTAGAAAAGGCGCGTTAGATTGTAACGGGGATCTTATGGAAGCAGCATCTCCTAATATCCTGATTCTTGGTGTTCACGGTTTGATCAGTGAAGAGGCGCTAACCGAGTACAACGAGATCAAGGAAAAGTTCGCCAAGCGTTATAAGAAATGGAAAGAAAAGCATATCGACTTTGATGATATCTAGGTCAATTGCTTAACCTTGCTCCTACGATGAAGTGAAGCGTATCCTCACTCGCGTAGTCTGTCTCGACCTCAAATACTTGACCGCAATCCTGACAGGTGGCTTCAACAAGCCATGAGCCTTCACCTTTTAGCTCACCATCACACTCGGGGCATTGGATATCCATAGGTCACTGTTTGATCAGGACACGCTCATTGCATCTTGGGCATAGGTCAGATCTACCTATTCTCCAGCCATCATTTCTTGCTTGTCTCCAGCAATCTTCTCTGCTCGAACCTGTATACATAGATGGACTAGAAACAAGTTGGCTGTCCTCGCACTCTTTGGAGTCGCAATAAATGTGTAGTTCGTAACATTCAGCCCTCATGATCCTGCCTTGTCTGGTCTAATTCCATAGGTCACTGATTGTCGGGGTCAGTTGTCTGTCGAAGCTCAACTGTCACATACCCTCTGCAATTACTAGATGTTTTGTCGTGCAAAACAATGCCGCATCGACTACAGCATCGAAAGCCATTAAATTCTCGTTCACGGTGCTTCCTTAGATATTTGAGAATAGCTTCCATTAAAGCTGGCCCGGACTCACTGCCATCGTGCGGGGCTGTGTTGTCCCAAGCTTGAACGAAACAATCAAGCCACCTTTCAACCCTGGCAAGGTCTTTGCGAAGTTCTGCATTTTGTCGAATAATCTCGGTCATGGTTTCTGATTGCTCAAGTCAATAATCACTTAGCCACTGCCTCTACACATCTTGCAGTCCGTTCGTTAGCATCATCAACGCGCTCATGACAAGCCTCTAATTGCTCCTGGGCTTTGTTCTGTTGTGCGATGATATCTGCTAGGTCTGCTTTGTGTGACTCCATCAAGGCCATCCCACTATCCATCACAAGGTTTATGCAGTGATCACGCTTGCTGGTCCCTTTGGGTCGATCAAAAGCGATGGCATTTCGGTAGTGCCTGTCATGGCATTTCAACCGCGCATTCAATTCAATGTCCCTTTCCTCAGCCGCTAGCGTTTTCATCCAGCAGGATTTATTGAGGTAGTGAAAGCCTAAGAACCCGCTAGTCCCGTCATCAGCAGCCCCACCTTGAGCGCCGACAAAGCAATCCACCGCGTTAGGATGCGTCAAAGACAAAGCATAGAACTGGCTCGAGTTCATACTTACCTGATCACCGTTGGATGACCCGCTGGACGACTCACTAACTGAATTGCTATCTGCAAGACTTGAACTATCACTATTAGCTGTAGCATCCACAGACTTATCGATATCGTTTTTATTCACCACCAGCTTGCTGGGACGATAGTCTTTGTCGGTAGCATTGGCATTATTTGAGTCATAGACCGCTAGCGCCAAGAGGCAGAAAAACGTCACTGCGATGACTTTTAAGGCTAGCTGGAAGAGTTGATTACTCCTGCTTTCTTTTCGGTGCTTCATAGGCCTCCCCATATTCTGTTGAAATAGTTTGTTAAGTTCGTTCATTGAAACCTCTTTTGTTAGCGCTGCATCTGTCTCGATTAGTGACGCATCGAAGTCTGTTGGTACGGGCTTAACCGTGATCTGGTCAGGCAGTGTCATCTGTAATCCTCAATTCGTTCTAGCAGTGAGCGACCGTCGCGCCTGAGAGGGATCAATATCTCGTTGTCCGCAAGCCAACCTTTCAAATCTTCGTTGTGAACCATTCCCGAAAATGCGGCATGTATGTCCGTCGCCTCTTTGGTGTCGATGTATTCAACGAGATGAGCTATGGCGTTGATTGCAGCTAATAGTGCTTTGTCGTGGTTAGTCTCAGCCATTTTCGTCTAGATCCTTTACGCCATTTAAGTAAACTTCGTCATAGCGCCTATTCGGTGATGGGTCGATTAGTTTCTGTTCGGATTGGTCAGGTTCCTGCTGAATGAAATCACGAAGCGCCAGCAGATGCTCACCAGGAACCCTGTAGTCTGTTCTCGATGGATTGTTCACCGTTGAATTGACCCACACCATACTGCCCAATTCTCTAAGATTTCTGTTCTCAGCATACAGTGACCTAACCTTCTCAACGATCTCAGACGGTAGGATTCCCTGTGAGCCAAGAGCAACTATGATTTCGTCTTGCTGTTGTTGGTGCTCGTCAACCTCAGCAATCAGTCGCTCTATTTCTACGTCCTCATGATTCTTTTCCTCCATCCATTTTCCATCTTTAAATATTTCTACATAAGATTCCATGATTCGCATATCGCCGTTCTTTGGAGTTCTCATCGCTGATTACCTGAAGCAGTGGCTACCGCTGTAGGCGCCAACGCGCTGCCGTAGTGACAGCATGTTTTCTTGTGTGTGCGAACAACCCCATCATCATCTGATTTTTCCTGGCACATCGGACACCGCCACGCTCTTCGTCGAGTATCGGTGACATCGTTAATAACCCCCTCGACGAGGGCGTTGGCTGCCTTACCGTCCATGCCGCAGGCCACTAGCACGTTACGAAATTTAGCAATTAGTGCGCTGTTTTCGGTAGTCAGGCGTTCGATCTCATCGATTGCGCCCTGAACTATCGAATGGTCAAGCGTTCCTTCATCCTCAGTCTCTAGCTTGGATTTTAGGCACAACAAGACGGCTACTGGATCGTGGCTCATCGCTGACTGCCTGAATCAAGAACATCGTTGCACGCTGCCCATATTTCCATCATTACGGTTCCCGGCTTTTTATCGCCAGCGCCTTGATACCAGTCACCAGATAGCTTTTGAATTGTCTTGAGAGCAGCAAGCGCGGTTTTGCTCTCAGCCGTCAGGCGCTCTATTTCGTCTGCCAGCTCCGCGATTCTTCGGCCTGCGCACTGAATATCGCTACTGGATGACACGCTAATAGCATTCAATAGCTGCTCGTTCGTCATTTCCGTAACGAAATAATCATCGCCGTTTTGTCTATAATGTTTTTCTACGAAACTCATAATCTATATCACTACCTAGTTATCACAACCACGCCCAAACATATCAGGCACACATTGCTCTGTAGGTTCTGGCTGTGTTGATACGGTCGAAATAACCACATAAGTTATCCCTGCAAATACGAATATAATCAGGTACGCAGTGATCAATGTTCGAATGTCTTCGCTTGTCCTGCCGTCGTCACGTCTTCGATTATTAGCTAACATAAGTCACCTTTAGTTTTGTTCCTGTACGTCTGTGACAGGTGTTTTGTAGTTTTGCCTTCCTGAACCCACACAGGGGCCATGTGATAACTGAATTGCCGCACCCTTGAGCCTCTCAGTTAAGGCCCGATGCTCTACAAGTCGTCCCTCATCGCCTACCGGAACGTGTTGGAGACAATAGCCACAGATTCGCTTAATCACGGTTTTGATCCCTGTCGTCAGAATCTTTAGGCGGCAATAAGCCTGCCTCTACCATTTGCTTGTCAAACTCTCGAATGCCATCCCGTCTACCAGCAAGAAAACTAGCGAAGGCAACGCCTATTAAGAGCATCCAAAAAATTATTGGGTCCATCGTTACTATCCTCCGCCGCTCTTACATGGCACCGCGAACACTTCGCCATCAAATACCTTGATGCGGTATCCAGCCTCAATCAAAGCCCTAACATCTTGCATTGTTCTGTTCGATACGTTGATCATGTCATCTCCTTTAGTTTAGTTGCCCCGATATTCCCGACACTCGGGGCCACATGCCAAACTAGGACTCCTCGATCATTTTTGAACAAGGTGGGCCTTGGGATCATTTAGATATCTTTCCAGCTTCTGTTGTGCCGAATGTCAGAAATAGTCATTTGTGACACTCCGTATTTTTTAGCCAAATCAGCCCTGTCGCCATGCCTTGGCTTTGTCGACCTGATCTCTTTAACGTCAGCATGGGTTAGTTTTGTTGACGACCCTCTACGCTGATTCTCTGTAATACTGACCAACTCAAGGTGGTGAGGGTTTACACACCTTCTATTCCGGCAAAGGTGATCAACAGTTAGTGAGTTATCTATCTTTCCAAACAGCATCATCCAAACCCACCTATGAGCCAACCATGCTTCGTTGTGCCATTGCTTCTTTCCATATCCTGTGCGCTTGTTGACCGACCCAATCCAATTCCAGCAGTCGCCTGGATTGTCACCAATCTGCACAAGCTTCTTGTATCGGGTTCCGGGCTTATGTCCTCTCATTGTTTGATGATAACATACACCTTCTTAAAAAGGAATGTCCGAGTCATCAAAATCTTGTGGTGCAGGGTTTTCGGACTGCATTGCAAAATCGTTATCACCAATCGCAGGATGGGTCTGCATGTTTGGCGCTCGATACACCCCGCCCCACGATTTGTATTTGGTATAGAGCATTGTGTAGGTATTCCAGGCTTCTTCTGCGCTCGTATGACTAACAGACTTGGTTAGCGCTTGGGCTACGATAGATGCGTCACGGTCTATTGCAGATTCTTGTTTTGCGGGTTGTGCTTGCTGTACAGGCGCTTGTGCAGGCTGAGGATTGTTCTGCATGGCTTGGTTCATAGCTTGATCTGCTGGACCCATGCCTGACGGTGCATATTCATTGATCCACTTCATTGTTTTGCCATTCCACTCACTGAGGGATGGCTCAAACGTGATCATCTGACCCTGCATTTCACGGAATTCCCAGCACTTTGATGTGTACCACTCGTTTCCGACCTTAACGGAAATGGTCTTTCCGGATTGCGAGTCTCTTACTTCTGCTATCGTGCCCTGCATTACGCTTTCTCCATCTCGACGGTTCTCTCGCCGGTAAATATTTGTTTGATGTTCTCGGGTATGCCGGTGTGCTCTGGATGGTATTTGTCTGCGTATTTTCGCAAGACATTGGCACAAGCGTCTGCGTTGGCCGTCCAACCATAAGCTAGGGAATGCATTCGCTTATAAAACGAATGGCCGTAGTCATTTGTAATCGACAGGTGGCTATAGACAGTACCTGTATCCGTCCATTCCTGAATATTCAGATGATGTGCAATCCAACCAATGGCACAACCCGGCGTTCCACAGTCGTGCGATGGGTCCTTAGTAGAGTCAAAATCAAAAAGATTTGGGTATTTCTCAATGCTGTCAGCAGCCTTCAGGATTGCTTGTCTAATCTCCATCACTCACCTCGTATTTATCTTTGTATTCATAGCCGGCACTAAAACCCCTATGCCATGACTGGGCGATTAAGTCTTTAGCCCATTGCTTGTCTATGTCCGGGTTGTCTCTGACTCTCTCAGATACAATCTCGTTTAAGTCTTTGTCCACCTGTTCAGAGATCATCTAACCAACCCCCGTAATCACAAGAGATGCGCGAATCAATATGAGTAGAATCAGCCCTGTCACCACTCCGCCCCTCCATCCACTCATAGGGTGCCAAAACCAATAACCATTGAATTTCACCCCACATACTCCTGTTTAGCCGCCGCTAGCGCCCATCCCGCTTGCGCCAAAGAGGGAGCTAGGTCTTTGCAATTAAAATCATCCAGCCTGAACAAATCCCAAGGGCTGTCCATGTCCATAATTTCTGGATGGGTCTTGATCAAATCAACAATTCGATCTCGCAGTGTGTTCGCTGTATCTACATATTGCGGATGCATCACCTCACATACTCCTGTTCAGCCGTCATTTGGCTGTCACCTCAAATTGATACTCATTTCCGCCTGACGGTGATGTAACAAGCCTTCTTTTCACATACCCCTTATCGAATAGTTTTTTCATAACCATCGACGAGTGGCTGGGCTGGAAACAAAAGACCGCGCTAACCTGAAACGATGAAAAATCCCGATACTGGGAAAAATGATTTAAAACCTCAGCCTCTTGATCTGTCAGCATAAGGCGCTGGATACGCTCTCTGTCGGAGACAATAATCTGTCGAAGCTTAGAGTCTTTCATCCCACCCTCTCATTCTCAGCCATACGGCGATCAGTCAATTTAGCTTTCTCAGCTCTTTCTACCAGTCGCTCAATATGGTGATCGATAATAAAGCCACGATCCTTATATCTGGGCTGGCAATTGGGCATGAATCCTGTAATCCACTTCCAGGCGGCCTCAGAGTCCGCGTAGAAGACGTAACGACCATCTTCTAGTGCATAGGTCTCGAAATCGAAAAACTGCCCGTAATCGCCATCTGTGATCTCTAAGGGCGTACCGTACTCGGTAGCTTCTGGCTCATAGGCTGGTATGGCGTAGGTGTATGAGAAGTATTCGAGGTCTGTTGAGCTAAATCGTGTAGACCCGATCTCTTCAAGTGTTTCTCTTAAGTTCATTTAGTTTCTCCGCTTCAGTTTCAACAAGCATATATCAGGGTTGCGCAGATGTCAACACCGTGTTATGATTCATTTCATGAAGACAAGCGAAGCAGTAGATCATTTCGGCTCAAAGGCAGCAGTAGCAAGGGCTATAGGCCGAGACAAGTCGAGAGTAACTAGGTGGGGAGATATCGTCCCTTTGAATCATGCGTTGACCTTAGAGAAGATATCCAGAGGTAAGGTTGAGCTAGTATTGGCGGATTATCGTGACTGAAGACGAAGCAAAAAAGAGATGGTGTCCCTTTGCTGCGAGCCGCTCGGTTGAGCGCGGTACTGCAACCAGGCACATCACGGTTACTAGCTGGTTAACGAATAAGGACGAGCCAGACAGCTTTAATATCAGGTGCATAGGCTCAGACTGTATGGCATGGCGGTGGAAGCATGTTTTCAGCACTAATGACGCACACAGGCCGAGCAGACCTGACGGTGTGGTAGCTACCGTTGATGTTATTGGCGAAACAGAGACTTGGCACTTGAACGGCTATTGCGGGTTGGCAGGCAAATGAATGATCGTGATCTGGCTGATGCAATAGTAGGGCTTGGTGTCGGACAGCTTGTGCAGCTCGGGGCTGACGACCCTAGGTGGTATCAAACCCCCACTGCGTATGCGATTAACGGAGACTTTCCGTTCTACACGAAAGAGTTTGTCGGAAGTTGGTTGGTTGCAGGCGCATTGATGGAGAAGCTGGAGTATTCGATAGAAATTATGCCCGTGGCTAATCATTTCGTGGTCACCATCCTTGCAGATAAAGTGGTCAACGAATCACTCCCTCGCGCAATCAATGAAGCTTTTGTAGCTGCCTTACAAGGTGAGAAACGATGAGCGTTTGCTTAGGAAAGCTCACTTGTCGGGGAACGCAAGCGGATCGAGATATTGAGGTCTGGTGTAGCAACTATGACGATGATGAGATCTGGCTTCTTGTTGATAGAGAAAGCATAGATGTTGAGATCACTCTCGATCAAAGGCAAATGCAGGAGCTGTCGGTAATTATCGATAGGTTCCTATCTTGAGCGATAAAAACCATGAATAACGAACAGTACATACGCAAGGCTGTAGAGCTAGCGGACGGGTGGTCGATTGGCGAGATGAATAGCGATGTTGTGCATATTCCGGACACCGCATATCACGGCTACATTGATCTCACCTACGTCAAAGACGCGTTAGCAGCTCAATTAGTGCGCCAGGTTGATGCGCTGCCCAATGAATATCACTTGGTGTCTGGTCGGGAGTCGTTACTGATAGAGATCGATGACGAAGCCGAGGGCATGGGATTTAAAAACATTGCGTGGGTCGAAGGCCCAGACCGGACCATGAATTCCATCAAAGCTATTATCGACAGTGGGGTGCTTAGTGAATAACGAAGACAGAATAAAGCTTGCCGAGGCGATGGATTGGGTTACCACAAGTGAGTTCGTGACGCCGCACGGATACTCACCAGACGTTGCAACACCAAGGCCGTTACCCGACCCATTCACAGACGCTAACGATGACTATGCTTGTTTAACCTGGATGTCAGATAAGGGTTGGTTTGATACTGGTGGCAAGGCTCGTCATGTAGTTCCAATGCAAGCAGAAATGTTTTGTTACCAAATAGGCGACTTCGCCAGAGCTGCGTTAAAGGTCTTAGATGAATAACTACATCCCAAGCCACAGATACGAGAAGTTTATCAAGATACCGGCTTATCTGGATTGTCGTGGGCCAAAAGAAAAGAAGCCTAGAAACCCGTGGTTTTTTGATACAAAACCCGTGCCTTGGCCAGAGAACCCAAGCAATGAACTACACCAGTAAGGGCTATTCCAGGGGCTTACAGTACGATATCTGCCCTGTCTGCAGACGAGAGGGCCAGTGTGTGAGGACTTTGTTAGATGGTCGGGAAACGTACCGTGACAGCCCACACAGGGAGCGTAACAGGGCTTTGAATCCAGAGGGTGTTAGGAGGTTTCATGAGTGATTTGGACTTCGGTGATTTTTGCCTAATAGAACAACATCGCTACGGATGCGAGAACGAAATGTATTTGCATAAGGTCATCAATCGACTGAACTCAAATTCATACGTAACGGTTCCTGTTGATTCTGGTAAGGCTGGCACCAAGCATATTATGGGCGAGATGACTGAGGTTGTGAGTTGTATCTGTTGTGGGCTTCAGGAAACAGAGGTTCGTAAGTACAGGGTAGTAGATGTTAAGCCAAACAACGCTTTCAGAGAATCAGGTAGGGTAAATTTTAACGAAGATAGAATTGAGCCGTAATATGTCGGGCGCAGGGGATCATGGTCCCTTGTTACAACAACACCTTATCGGATGGGTGTCTGACAGAATAAATCCGGTGGCTCAGAGTGTTTTGATTTGGTGGTCTGTCGATGAGGTTTGATTCCAACGGACGGCAGCGCAAGCTGATACGCGGGTAGACAGTATCGGGCCACCAACTCAAAGCATTAGGAACAGGAACTTTTAACTTTAAGAGGACAGGACAATGACACAGGCCGGGGGAAAGCCTCGGCAGCAATGAGAGTGTTTTGATGGTGGTTCAATCGTGGCCTGTAACATGGTGCAGAAGCTCGTCTTAGCGAGGCGGGCAAAGGCCGGGTGTATAGACCGGATATGCGATGGCAGCGCCTGGCCACCTTCAAAGCATTGGCAGTGAGGTAACAAAGGCTACGGCCCTTTCAGGTTACGGCTTGAATAGCCTCTCTGCCATCTTAACGGGAGAATAACGATGTACAGATTATTGATTTTAGTGTTGTTAACGGGTTGTGCGACGGTCTCAGAGACTTATGGCCTTGATGGCAGACCCGCCTTTACCTTGAATTGCTCAGGCACTGCCAGGACATGGAATATGTGTCGAAAGGCTGCTGGTGAGCTTTGTGGTGCGCGTGGTTACGATGTAATTGAGCGCCTTGACTCTGACGACAACAGGCCAGCATTTGAACTTGAGAAAGACATAGGACATAGCCGTTCTATGGTTGTTTCTTGCAGGGGTTAGATGTGAAGTTTGAGATGACAGAAGAGGCGCAGAGAATTGCGCTTGAGCACTTGTCTAACGATGGATCTTTGATGGTTAGGATAACAAGGGTGGGCAGAAATGAGTTTGAGGTTGGTTTGTACAAAGATGATGTGATGATGCTGCAAATGGAAGGTTTTTCACTAGAGAAAGGAGATTCCTTTGTCCTGTCCGGTATATCTGCCGACATTAAGGTAAGGGGTTAGATGTGAAAACAGATGTTTGTTTGTGGTTTGGAGAGATGGGAGTCGCCGTTTACCCCAACGATGATTCTGTGCATATTTTAGAGCTGGGGGGCTCAGACACCACCATCACAGAAGCCGAAATGGAAAGGTGTCTGCGAGGCTGGGGATCGTGACTGGGAAAC